TTCTAAAAACTTCCTACATCCTTTAGTAACTTGCGTTAATTTAAGATCAAAGATATCAGCAATTTCCTTCGGACTCCGAGGAAATTTCTGTAATTTTGCTCCATAGAAAACACATGCAGCTATTAAACTCTCTCGATTAATACCACGTATAATTATATTCTTACCTTTATTTAAACCCGTCTCATGTTTTGTATCGCTCACATGTTTGTATAAAATCTTCGCATTATCTATAATCGCTTTAGTTATATTGTATTTTCTACATTTATTATCTATTTTCTGTAAAACCTCATACAAACTCCTCTCTTTATAAGGCATCTGGCTCCATTTTTGTAACATCTTAACTCTATTTGATCCCATACCACCAATTGATGTACCTAATGATGATTTCGGCAAAAAATGATTTGTGGGTGCTCCACATCTACCACCTTCTTTATCATCATCGTAAAAACTCCATTCAGGTCCTTTATCAAAATTATTATATTCAGTAACACCACAAGTTCTACATACAGTATACCCTTTTGTGGTATCCATAATGATATCATCAGACTTACATGATTCACAATTTAAAGATGTAGTTTTGGGTTTGATATTATTATCCGATATCTTATCAAATATTTCCCAATCAGCATCATCATCGATAGTATTAGTTTTAACTTTCGAAATTGTCCTTATAGATGTCATTTAAACAATTATTATTACGAATTATCTCTTTAAGTATCTTTATTTTTTAATATTTAATATTTCAAAATTTTAGCAATAATATGCTATCTCTTTAAGTATCTTTATTTTTTAATATTTAATATTTCAAAATTTTAGCAATAATATGCTATTTCTATAATATATTAATTTTATTTCATGCAGTTGATATTAAAAAATTGAACTTAAAACAACTTAAATATCCCTATATATTAACAATATTATAATCAAAATGGGTTCTGTTTTAAGTGCATCATCTTCTTACGCAGTTGATCCAGTCATGAATTCAATGATTTTTTTGCCTCCAAAAACAGATCCCAATCAAATTCTACATCTCAATAATTTTAAGAATACACAAATTTTAAGTACCATGACAGATAAGAATGAAGAGGTCTGGTTGTGTAAAATAACACCACCAGAATCCAATAAATGTGTAGTTTTTTCACATGGTAATTCGTGTGATATTTTGCAAATGTATAATAGTATGGAATCATTCTCACAAACATTCAATGTTTGTTGCATAATGTATGATTACATTGGTTATGGTCTCTCACGTGGATCACCAACGGAAGAAGGTTGTTACAGAAGTATGGAGGCTGTTATGCGATATGTGACATATGAACTTGGCATTAAGACCGATAACATTTACTTGATTGGTGAATCCCTTGGTACCGGAGTGGTCGTTGACTACATGTATAAGAATCAATGGACCGGACCAACCATTCTAGTTTCACCATATAAGAGTATCGCGAGAGTTGTTTTGGATAGCAGTTTGACATATCCATTTGATAAATTTATGTCATTGGACAAAATTAAAAATATTAAAGCACCCATTAAAATCATTCATGGTACTGCCGATAATGTTATCAATATCTCCCATGCTGTAAAACTATATGATAATCTTATTAACAAAAAATTTAAACCTTTGTGGATTACAGATGCAGGACATGGGATTTTTCATTTGTTCAGTAATCCATCAGTTATGGAACATTATCGGGAGGTATTGAATGAATAAATTATTTTATCTAAAATTTTGAAATATTTAATATTTAATAAATATTTTTATACTAAAAACAAAATAAATGACGCAAGAAAGTATACTAGATAACTATACATGTATTAACGATGATAATGTTAAAACATATATATCTGATTTGAGTATTTTAAATTATATAAACTTAATTAATAATGAAGTACATTATATTAACAAAGAATTCTGTACCACTATTTATAATTCTTTTAAAAAAGCATATAAGGAAGGCGAATTAAAATTTCCAGGTACATTAACAGTATGTAACTATGAAAATGATCTATATCTGATAGATGGCTATCATCGTCATTGGGCTATTAAAAAATTATGGAAGAACAATGACAATGAAAATGATATGTGTACCATTAAAATAGATGTTATTCCAGTGACATCATATAATGATATTATTGAAGAATATAAATTAATACATACTACTCAATATTGTTACATCAATGAAACTATAGAGCAAAGCACTAATGAAATAATTAAAATAATGAAAGATACCTATAAATCAGGGAAGAATAGCATTATTAAGACTAAAAGCGTTCGCCCTAGAATACCTTTTATTAGTGAGAATGATTTAGTGGATTCAATTAATGATACTAAATTTTTAAAATTATTAGATGTTGAAAAAATAAAAAATCTAATAGACCAAGTAAATAAGAAATATGAGAAAGAATTTAATGCTGATAACTATGATTTAAAAATACAGGATTCTACCAATGAATTCGGATGTTTCTTAGGAACAGATCCAGGATTAAATTGGGTAAAAATTATAGATAATGATGCTAGGAGAATAATTTTTGGTTAATTTATAGATTCCAATCAATCGGATTAATATTATGTTTCTCTAATAATTTATTTGTTTGACTAAATATCTTACTTCCCAAAAATCCTCCTTTAATATTTAATGGCGAAGGATGTCCCGCAGTAATTACCCCATGTTTTCCCGTATCAATTAAATCTACCTTTTTCTTCGCATCATTCCCTAATAAAATAAATACCGTATAATCTACATTATCCGATATATATTTAATTATAGCATCTGTAAATGGTTCCCAATATTTTAAATGTATACCGGAGTTTTTCTGCATTACAGTTAAAGCGGAATTAAGTAACAATATTTTTTCTTCTTTTGCCCATCTAGTTAAATTCCCATTTTCAGGCATCTTAAAAGTTTTTACATCATCCTTTAACTCCTTGAAGATATTCTTTAATGAAGGAGGTGAAGGTACACTATTTGGTACAGAAAATGATAATCCCATAGCTTGAGGAATATTAGACTTGGATATTCCAATATAGGGATCCATGCCAATTAAAATAACTTTAGTTTCAAATATATCGAAATAAGTAAATGCATTAAAAACTAAATTAGCTGGTGGGAGACACTGTAATTTTGGATATGCTTTTATATGCTTATCAATTATATCCAATAATATTTTAAAATATTCCTTTTTAAATTCTTCATCAAATAGGTTTAACCAAGATTTTTTTACCCCTTGACGGAAAATATCGATAGTATAATTATTGGTCATTTTAGTTTATTTTAATGATTTTGTTCCTAAATAATTTTTTTATCAATTATTTAAAGCTAAATATAGTATATAAATTACTAATGGAAATTGTTACAGTTTTAACTCGTTTAATTATTTTATTATATTTATGGATCAATTTTGGATATTATATAATCTTTTTCATCGCTGGTAAAGTTGGTTATGATTATGCAACTAACTATAAGCATGAAGAAATAGTTAAGTATGTCGATAATTATAAATATAATAATAAAACAGTTGCACTCTATATACTTGCGAAGGGATATATTTATTTTAAATATATAATGACTAAAGTGAAATATTATGTAGCGCTTATAGCAAAATATTTACTTCAATATAAATTAACAAATGATGTTTTAAATAAATTAGAAAATATAAATGGTCATTATTTGCAATACAAAAAAATATTAATAACTAAGTTTTTAAATGATACTGAAATTGGTAAGGAAATAAATGAAACTGAGAAGAAATTTCAAGATTTGAAGAATGATATTGATGATATAGAGAAGATAATGAAAATAATGGGTCCAATTATTAATACAGTTGAAAAGATAGATACAGGAGGAAATAAAATACATGTAGATATGGTGAAGGAATTGGATAAAATAAAGGAAGATTTTGATAAGTTATTTAAGAAATCAATATAATTTATGTGCTTTTAATATAATGGAGATAACAATGGATGATAGAAGAAGAAATTTAATTAGTTGTTTAACGATTTATCCAAATAATACATATAGAGTTTGTTATTATATTTCCAACCATTTAGCAAAAATAAAACTTGATAAATTGGATAAACAGCAGATATATGATTTAAAGATTTTTATGGCAAAAGCATATAATTTTGATCTATCTGATAATAAACATGATAAAAAATATATACATGCTGCTGTAATGTATAATATAAAAACGCCGATCTATAATTTTATATTAGATGGATTAGATTTTTTGCCTGAAAGTATAGTTTCGATATTAGAGGGAGTATCGATATTTTTATAAGTTTTTTATTACTATAAATAATAATAAAAAATTTACCCATAAGGTATTTTTATAATTATAAAAAATTGACAAAAAAAGATTTAAGTTTAAAAGATTTAAACATATGATTATATTATACGATACTCTATGGAAGTCACGAATAAAGAAATACTCCCATTGATCGACCTATTATTTGAGGAAAAGTATTGGTTCTACAAGCATCAATATGAATCGTTTCATCAGTTTATAGATGAAATTATTTATCGAGAATTGAAAGAGGGTTCTCATGTTTTTCATGAAGATTTTACGAAAGATAAAGTGTATAGGCATAAATTTATTTTTGACAATATTTCATTAAAGCCTGCTATTAATGATATTGATGATGAATTGATGTGGCCCGAAGACGCCAGAAAAAAGAATTTAACTTATTCATCCAAATTAGTTGCTACAGTACAGCAAGCAATTGAAATAGTTGATATTGCATCAGATGCAAGAGAAACTAAAAATATTGGAGAAGCACAAAAAGAGGTGCCATTAGCAAAGATACCGATAATGGTAAAATCAAAATTTTGTACTACAGTAATTAAAAAGGATGAACCAAATAGGGAATGTAGATTTGATCCTGGTGGATATTTTATAGTTAATGGTAGTGAAAAGGTGATAATGTCATTAGAACGTATTTGTGAAAATAAGTTATTTGTATTTACGAAAAAGGATCCAACATTTAAGAATAATATTCAATATTATAGTCAGGTAAACTCGAAATCAGACAATGTGAATAATAATATTCAGATGACGGTTGTGAAAATGAGAAAAGATGACTCAATGATTATCAGTATGGCTCAATTAATTGATATACCTATTTTTGTAATGTTTAGAGCTTTAGGTGTTGTTACAGATTATGATATTATTAAATATTGTGTATATGATATGAATGATATTGAGATGATTAATATTATAAAGAATTCATTAGAGTATGCGATATTTGATCCAACAAAACCACCAAGTGATATCAATCGTCCTATTAAAACACAGGATGATGCGATTACTTATTTGGTAAGTAAATTAAAACAGACTAAAAAATATATTGATACGGATAAAGATATTAGAAATGCACAAAGAAGGATGCATTTAATAAGAATATTAAAAAAGGATTTCTTGCCACATATGGGTGAAAATTTAGTGAATAAGGCTCATTATATGGGTTTGATGGTTCATAAATTATTGTCTGCCTTCCTAGGAAGGACTGATTCAGAAGATAGAGATAGTTATGTTAATAAAAGAGTTGATACACCTGGGATATTGATGGCTCAATTATTCAAGCAATATTTTAAGAAAATGATGAGTGAAATAAGTAAATTTTTCAAGAAGAAGAATAGTGACTATTACAAACCAATTAATGTTGTTAATCAAATTAAACCCAATACAATAGAACAAGGACTAAAATCTGGTCTACTTACTGGATTATGGGGTGCATCTAAGAAAGGGAAAAAAGGTGTAGCTCAAGTATTACAAAGATTGACATATATGCAAACACTTTCATATCTTCGTCGCATTATTACACCATCCATTGATCCTTCAACAAGTAAAGTCGTTAATATTCGTCATGTTCATAATGTACAGTTTGGTTTTCTAGATCCAGTAGAGTCCCCGGATGGTCATAATGTAGGTGTAGTAAAGCATTTATCATTGTCATCTGGAATAACACTTGCACTTACATCACAGGTGTATGTTATTAAGAATTTACTAATAAATAAACTAACTAGCTTACAAGATGTAGATTCATTTGAATTCAAGAGACAGATTAGAGTATTTGTTAATGGCGAATGGATTGGAATAACGAAAAATCCAATTGATATAACAACAATGTTAAAGAAAAAACGGATGGAGGGAGTTATTGATAAAACTGTATCTATTGTATTTGATATTGGCGGTAGAGAAATTAGAATATATTGTGATGGGGGTAGGTTATACCGTCCTCTTCTGAGAGTAGAAAATAATAAATTAGTATTAAATAAAAAAGTATTATCGGATATATCATTAACGAATAAGACGGATAAGATGAAAATAAATAAATGGAGTGATTTGTTGGTAAAACATCCAGAGATAATGGAATATATTGATGTTGAAGAAAGTGAAGGATTAATGATATCAATGTTTACCAAGGATATTGAAAATGAAAGAAGAAAAATGATGAAAAAGATACCTAATCCACAAGATCCATCTACCAAAATCAATAGATATGATGATACTGTATATAAAAAATATACTCACTGTGAACTACATCCACAAATGTTATTGGGTATAACATCATCTCAGGTTCCATTTGCAGAACATAATCCATCACCTCGTAACGTATTCAATTTCTCTCAATCGAGACAAGCGATGGGAATATATGCTAGTAATTATAGATACAGGATGGATATTAGTTATGTATTATATCATCCCCAAATGCCATTAGTAACAACACGAGCGGCGAAATGGTTAGCAACTGATCAGTTACCAGCTGGAGAAAATGCAATAGTTGCGATTGCATGTTATTCGGGATATAATCAAGAGGATTCAATCATAGCAAATCAAAGTTCATTTGATCGCGGTTTATATAGATCCACATCATTGAAAAAATATGAGGAAGAAATAAAGAAAAATCAGTCTACATCACAAGATGACAAATTCATGAAACCAGATCGTAATCAAGTATCAGGAATGAAACACGGTAATTATGATAAATTGAATGAACAAGGATATGTACCTGAGGAGACGGAAGTAGTTGATGGAGATATTATAATAGGTAAAGTAAGTCCAATCCAACCTGGTGCTGGAACTAAATTATTCAAGGATAGTAGTCATATATTTAGAGGTAATGTACCATCAGTAATTGATAAAGTATATACAAATCTATATAATAGTGAAGGTTATGAAATATATAAGATGAGAATCCGTTCAGAACGAACACCAATTATAGGAGATAAAATGTGTTGTTTTAGTCCAGATCATGAAATACTTACATTAGTTGGATGGATACCAATATATAAATTATCTAAGGAAGATCAGGTAGCTACATTAGTAAATGATAATGAATTACGATATGTTAAACCAACAGAATTACAGGAATATGATTACAATGGTAAGATGTATGAAATCAAATCGAATCAAGTAGATTTAATGGTAACACCTAATCATAGAATGTATGTATCGATGGATGGCAATAAATATAAGATTAGTGAAGCAAAAGATATATTTAATGAAATCGTATATTATAAGAAGAACTGTGAACAATATGACAATTATTCTAGAAATAGAATGCAAAATATATTTGAAGATAATATAATGATTCATAAGAATGATACATTAGAAGATGCAGATAGGTTACAATTATTTGCATTACATGCTGGATGGTCATTAAATATTATTGGTGATATGTATATGTTGAATAGAGATGATAATCAGCCGGTAGTTAATTTCAGTAAAAAGGAAGATAAATGGGTTGATTATAATGGAAAAGTATATTGTTGTACAGTACCTTCCGGAATTATTTATGTTAGAAGAAATGGTATACCTGTTTGGTCTGGAAACAGCCGTCATGGACAAAAAGGTACTATCGGTATTACTCTTAGAAGATCTGATATGCCATTTACAGCATCAGGTATTCAACCGGACCTAATTGTAAATCCTAATGCAATACCGAGTAGAATGACTATTGGTCAATTATTAGAATGTGTTTTAGCTAAAGTATCATCTATCAAGGGATATTATAGTGATGCTACACCATTTGATCATAAAGATATCGCTGAAGCTGAAGATGAATTAGAAAAGTTAGGATTTAATAAAATGGGTTTTGAGACGTTATATTGTGGTATGACAGGAAAGAAGATTAAAGCAATGATATTTATTGGTCCAACTTATTATTTGAGATTAAAACATTTAGTACAAGATAAAATACATAGTAGATCAAGAGGACCACGCCAACTTCTGACAAGGCAACCACCAGAAGGTAGGTCCAGAGATGGAGGATTGCGATTTGGAGAAATGGAGAGGGATAGTTGTATTGGACATGGAGTTTCTCTTTTCCTTAAAGAGCGTTTTGTCGAAACATCGGATCAATACACTGTTCATATTTGTAATAAATGTGGACTCTTTGCTTCAAAAATGATAAATAAAAATGTTTGGGGTTGTTGGTCATGTAAAAATTATACCGATGTTTCAAAAGTATCAATACCATATGCATTTAAATTACTCATCCAGGAGTTACAATCAATAAACATATTACCTCGTATTAAGACGAGAAGGACAATGTTTATGGATGGTATAAGTGGTTAAACCTAACCAAATTTATAGCCAAATACATGTGAACACTTTTCCATAAAATCATCTTTCATATTTTCTAGAGTGTCCATTGTTACATCATCTATGTTTAAGGTATTTTTAATAAATTTAAACCATTTAGTTCCTTTATTATAACTATTAATTAAGAAAGACGAATAAGTCCAAATAACTTTTTCCCCTGAGAAAAATAATGCTAAAATGTTTGTATAAGATTCTTCTAGAGATTGTATATATCCATCAAAAACTAGTAATGCAATAGATATTTCACCATGACTTGGAGAAGTAAATGATGCATAACTAATTTTGAATTTGTTACAAACCTTCAATAAATCTTGATAAACTTTTGGCAAAAATTCAATGCTTGAAAGATGTTTCACTTCCATTCTAATTATATAAATTAATGAAATTGTGTAATATATTTAAATTCAATTTTTTTGCAATTATTACATAAAAGCAAAAAAATGACCACAAAAAATTACCTTTGTGGTCATTTTTTTGTGGTCATTTTTTTGCAATTATTACATAAAAGCAAAAAAATATCCCTATGCGATCAATTTTTTATATTTTATAAGTATATATAATGAATGATCTTCAAAATTGGATGGGTAAATTACCTATAGATGATATCCCACTTCAAAATCTAGTAATACCTGGAAGTCATGATTCCGGAAGTTATAATATAAAATGTTGGTCTCAAGTTTCACCTGATTCTCCCAGTAAATGGATTGCATTAGTTGGATGTATAGTAGCACCATCATCTATTTGTCAAAGGTATGATATAATAGGGCAACTTAATATAGGTATTAGATTTTTTGATTTTAGAGTTTGTAATAGAAGTGATTGTAACCATAATGAACAATGGCTGACTCATTCAGTTTATAGTGTAAAAGTTTCTAAAGCATTAAAAGATTTCAGGAAATGGTTAAATGATCATCCCAATGAAATAGTTATAATCAACTATTCATTTGTAGATGGCGTTACAACAGATACAACTGAAATATTAGGATTAATTGGTCAAGATATTATAGCAGATAATACTTTAACACCTCAAAGTAAAGTGAGTGATTTTGTTAAAGCCAATAAAAGATGTATATTATATTTGAACAGATCAACCCCGGAAAATTTTCCATATTGGTCAACATCAACTTTATCCAACTATTGGCCAGATGTATTAAATGTAACTGATCTCAAAACTAAATTAGATGCATCAATTCCAAATAAAAATACATTAGGAAATATAATAAATATATCACAAATTATAATAACTCCAGATGTAAAAATGTTAGTTGAGATGAAATATCCTCATTATTTAGCAACCCTTGTTAACCCTAATTTATCTAATTGGTTAGATTATTGGATATCCCAAGAGAAAAATCCTGGAATTGCTCTTATAGATTTTGCTGATCAAATAACATCAAATATTATAATAAATAAAAACCTTAAATGAAAAATTATTTCTTTAATAATCTATATATGTCCCAGTACATCCCTTTACCTAATAAACCATTTAATATAGATATAATTAATAATCTTGTTGGAGGTCAAAATCTGGAAGAAGAATTAGCAAAGAGAAGGGCACAGATAGAACCAGATGATTCACCTAAAGATTCGCCTAAAAAAGATTCACCTACAAAACCCAAACAATTAAGTATCAAAGAATTAAATAAAAAATGTGAAGAACTAAAATTAAATCAAGAACAATGTTTAGCTCTACGAAGCGAAGTAGCCGAACAATTTGCTGTTACTAATAAACCAGAAATACCATCTGTGACAACAGAATCACCTAATCCTCCATCTCATTTAAGTGTTGAAGATAAAGAAAATAAAGAAGATAAAAAATCAATTATTCCATCAATAACGGAAACAGTTAGTTCGCCTGAACCATTATCAGCAATTACAATAGAAGAATCTAAACCAATAATTGAAAAACATGCTGATATTCAAAAAAAAGTAGATTGTACATTACAAATCGATCAATATTTAGTTGAAATGATAAATGAATTATTTACATCATTTGATAAAAAGGATACATTTAATAAATCCAAAGAATTTATAGATAAAATAAAAATACAGTTTAATAAACCAACATATGATATGATCATCGGCAAAATAAATAATTATGAAACTACTTATCAATCACTAAAAGATAAAGTTAAAAATTTAGATGGATTAAAACATCCTACTGATTGGGCAAATTTAGTTAAAGATATAATCTTCGTCCAAAATGAAGTTAGTTCATTTAAATGTTTGCAATGGATGGACGATAGTGGTAAAAGATATTCCAGAATATAAAGAATTATTATCTATTGTAATATATATGTATGAAAACATTCATATTAGATTAGATGAAGAAGAAATTAAAAAACGGGATTTTGAACAGATAGAAAGTGATTTATTAGAAATAGAACGATTGGTCAAAGAATTAAATCTGCAAGTCAATAATCAGGGTGAAAAACTAGATAAAATAGATAATACAGTTGCTGAAATAGATCATATAATTGAAACAACAGAATTAAAGGATATGTATGATCAACAGATAAATGATAGAGTTACTCAATATTTATCGATTGCAGCAATTGGAACTGGTGTAGTTGTTGGTCTGCCAATTATTACCCTTTTAAGTTTTAAAATAGGTGCTATAGCATTAGCCGGTGGTATTTTAGTTGCTGGCGGTGCAATAGTTAAGAATAAAATTATAGATAAATTATAGAGGCATCCAAATATAATCAAGGGATCTTTTCGTATTTTGTATAATTGGTAATGTATTTTGTATATTTCTTTTAACATTTCCTAGTAATAGAACTCCACCAGCTAATGCAATAAAAGATGTAAAAATAATATTTTGTATAATAGTATTTGTAGTTGATTGTATTTTTTGAGATTTATTCCTATTTTTTTTATGAGATTTTATATTTAGTCTCCTAAATAAATTACTAGATTTATCCAATTTAACATCTAAATTAGCTCGACACATTGGACATAATTTAATTTGATTTAAACATTTTATACAAATAAAATGCCCACATTTAGTTAAACAAAAACTATAAGGTATTTCGAAACAAATTGGACATTCATCCATTATAATTATTATGCGAAAAAAATTGATTTTTTTATTCATTATTTAATACTTTTTTATCCTTTAAATCAAATGAATGAACAACCTCCAAATTACACTGCCATTCCAACCTATTCATACACCCAACCACAAGGATATAATTATTACATGCCAACAGATACAAATACTACTTATTCCATTCCTCGACCATATTATGGAACAGATGTTAAAAATGAAGAAATGAAACCATTGAATGATCATGTTGTTACTATACAAACAAATTCAATAATGGATGATGGTAAAAAGTTTTGGAATAATTTACGTATAAAAAATAAACTAATCGGAGTATTGGTATTGACAATTTTGAATTTTGTTCTACATTTATGGTTACTAATATCCCCTTTTTGGATGTATAAAAATGGTACATATTATGGATTGATTACTAAGTTACATAATGGTAATTTTAAATTAATAGAAAACCAAATAATGGCACAATATAGGTATGTTCAAGTGGGAATGTATTTCCTTGTATTTATCATACCATTTACAGAAATATATGCATTGATTTTGTTGTATCAAAATAGAGGAAAGGACTATATTTATAAAAGGCTAAGACATATCAAAACATTTAGTTGGTCAGGTGTGTTTATATCTACTTGTATTGTTGCGATATTTATCAGTATTTATGAATTGGATGTTAATATTAGAAATTTAATTGAGTTACCCAATACATATATTTTCATTTCGG